TGCAGAACTAAAAACAATATTGCTACCACTCAATAAGAAACCATTGGTTCCTGTTGGATCAGGTTCTTGAACTACACCACCAACAGAGATGATGCAGTGTTGAGCACTAACAGGAAAAGGAGTTGGTGTTACACCACCAACTTGTAAAGCAAAGGTAGTTGTAGTGCCATTAAAGCTACCACTAATGTCATCAATAATCTGATAATTAGGCTGAGCAGTTTGCAGCTGATTACCGATATATGCCATGGTTTAGTTCTACTTTATTCTTCTATTGTATTAGGGCCTGATGTAGAAGGAGGGGTAGGCCAGATGACATCTTCTGGATTGGTGTAGGTTTGAGGAATATCACGAAGGATTTGACGGTAAGCAGACCATTGAGCTTGATCAACAGTAGCGCCTGGGATCATTGTCCAATCGGAGCTGGCGATGAGTTGATCACGTTTTTCACGAATTGCTTGCCAGGAGTCAGCCTGATCAGGAGGAAGAGGTGTATTGCCTTCGGCTAGCCAGGCTAGGTATTCAGCGTTGCTTTTTGTGTTGCACCACTCACCTGTCTCTTTGTCGTCCTTGATCTTGTGCGCCCAAGTTTTCAATTCATTTAGCTTGTAAGTGATCATAGTTCTGCCTCCGCAGTTACATGGATCCAATATACAAATCCATTATTAACACCACCTGCTCTAATCTGAACGCCCCTGTCGCCTGTGTTAGTTACAGTAGCATTAGGCGTGCTGCCGCCATTTGTGTACCAATTGCTCCCAGTGTTGTTTGGAGAATAAGTAATAACACTTGATGGATTGTCTCTCATCGTCACAGGAAACTGCCACATTGCATCCCAATTTCCAGCGGCTGGGCTTAAGAAACCAATAGCGCCCTGTTGCTGTACTGCTGGATTGGCGACGGGTGCTACGCCTTGCGGGAATGTTTTGCAAAAGTATCTTTGACACTTACTCAAGGTCTTAGCATAAGGCTCATGCTGGAACGGTGTTGCAGTGTTCCCTACTTCTAGTTGAACGCCAGTTAAATACAACTCATCAGAAGTGCTGGACGAGAAATTTATTGGACTATCGTTGCGAGACATAAATTGCCCCGCATTCCATTGGTTCACACTACTGGTTTGGAAGTCAGAGCCAAAAGTGCCCCAACGTAATCGCAGTCCAATTGTGTTATCTGTTGCCCAAGTTCCAGAGGTATCACCTGGAATTGTTAAAACTTTTCTCTCCCAAGTATTTGCAGCATCAATCGTAAATGTTGCAACATAAGAGCGGTTGTTACCGGAATTAACAAAAGCAACTTGGGTATTGCCTGTTAAATTAGATTTAATGTAAAAAGATAAAGTTACTGTTTGGGCATTAGCTGTTCCATATCCAAGATGGGCAACATTAAGACCCTCAATGCGATGTTCAATTTTAGATTGATGGTCTGCTGCCAGAGAAGTGTCAGCTGTCGTGCAATCAACCTTTAGAGAATTGCTAAAACCTACAGGAGCATCTGTAGATTGAGTAACGGTAAAAGCTGATGAGTTTGTTCCTATATTTCCTACTACAAATCTATCTATTGCATAATCATTTGGATTATTTGTAACTGTAAATGATGTACCCCTCTGGGCCACCTGCATAGCCCCATTGATGATAAGGTTACGATCACCAAGTTTATCTGCTACGCTATCACCTAGCCTTTGGCCATCAATATCAGTTAATGCCATTATTCAGTACCTCCTTATGGTGTCTGATCTAAGTAGCTAATTGTTATATCTAATGCTGTAGCAGTACTAGCACGTGCTCTTAAAATATCATTTGATTCCATAATAATCTTAGAGCCTGAGATAATCTCAAGAGATGATCCTGATGGTACTGGTGCGTTACGAATTAAGTAAACATCATCACCAGTTGTTTCTAAATAAACATCAACATCTGCACTGGTTCCTGTTTTATTAGAAACTAGAATACTAAGAAGAATGTTAGTTGATGTTGCACCTGCTGTTAAAACAGCTGCTGCTGCATCTGTAATGACATTTGTCGTCAGATCAGCATTAGTATCAACTCTGAAGGTATTTGCCATATCAGCCTAAAGCAACAATAAGTGCAAGGTTTTCGGTAGAATCAAGTGATCCTATGACAGTGAGATTTCCTGTAATAGAAAGATTACCGGGAATGCTTACTGTACCAGATGAATCTATTGTAAGTCTAGCAACTCCATTGGTTACTAATGCAATTTCTCTAATTGCTGGACTAATAATACCAGTATTAGATGCATTGGCAAACTTTAATGCACAACTATTTAATGCACCAGAAGATAAAGCAGAGTTAACACCATCTTCTCTTAAAAGAGGATAACCTCCTGCTTGAATAGCGTCATGAACAACGCAAGTTTGTTTTACTGTATCAACAGTGACTTCACCTACAGCACCAGTAAATCCCTGGTGCTCTACTGTTGTACCGCGACGAAATTGTACTTGTGTTGACATAGCTCTATCCTAATGCAACTGCAATTGCTGTAGCAAAACTTTCAGTTGAAATTGTTCCATCTGTATCAGGAACAGTCATCGTTCTTGTAGTGCTAGTAGTAATGCCAGAGCACTCAAATGCAAGTTTTTTACTGGCGTCGCCATCATCACTTACTCTAAACGTAGTATCAACAAATGTACCACCAGGTATTGCAGAAGCTGAAGTTAGAAGTGTTCCATTTTCATCAGGAAATGTATAAGTTCTTGTTGTACTTGCTGAGATTGTGCCACTATCAAAACGTGCAATCTTTGTTGCATCGTCTGCATCACGAATAGCAAGTCCATTTATTTGATCATTAACAATTAAACCAGTGGTTGTAACTGATGTTAAACCTGCAAGTGTTGTGCTGCTGCTACCAAGAGCAATAGCAGTTGTACCAACAGTAACTGAACTATTTGCTAATGAATTATTTGGAATGTTTGCAAGAGCAAAGATGCCTGTTGCTGATGCGTAAGTAATACCAGTACTAGTTGTTGCACTGAAGTGTGCTCTTACTTCAATAGCACTTGGTCCTGTATAAGTAATGACACCTGTACCACTGTTATAAGATAATGAACCATCGCCACCATCATCTGTAACTGAGATTGCAGCTCTTGCTCTTGCATCTGTAAAGTACTTAGCAGTATTTTCTGGAACTAAATCTGTATCTAATGTTGCAGTTGTAGCTTGATTAGATGCATTACCTATAAAAATCTTTCCATTATCTAAGTTTCCTGTTGCATTAGATCGACCTGGACCTAAAACAAGGATTCGACCATTACTATCAGCTTTGATTACTTTACCAATGTTTTGAATCTGACTTGATTCACCTGTTGGAGGTGTAATTACCAGATTCCCTGCTGTTGTATCAATGTAAAGAGTGTCGCCAGCTGTTAGTAAGCTTGTGTCGTAACCAAAAGAAACACCTGTTGCAACAACAGCACCATTATTACCATCAGGAATTTGTTCAGCAATAAGACCAATACAAGGCATTCTTGTTGGATCGTTAGCATCTGCTGGTGCAACAAGAGGCCGTCCATTAGCAACAGAAAAACCAACAATTGCAACTGGTGTACCTTGAGCAAGAGGTGAACCTGTTTCGTTGCGGACAAGCTCAACTACATTTTGAGCCTCTTTAATTTCATAACTATCACCAAGTGCAACAGTTGTTGTTACTCCGCGAGCGTCTTCAAAATCAATGCTTTTATTAGTTAGCGAGCTATTAGGAATGCTGCTTAAAGAAAATTCTCCAGAGACGTTGTTATAACTAATACCTGTATCAGTATCTGCACTAAGAAGTAACTTTACTTCTTGTTGTGTAACTTGTGTAAAACTAAATGCACCTGTAAGATTGTTATAAGTCAGGCTTCCCATCCCCGTGTTTGGAGATGGATTTACTGTTGTTAAAGATATAGCAGCTCTAGCACGAGAGTCCAAATAATATTTATTTGTACCCTCAGTTAAGTCAGCAGTAGTATTACCGGCAAAGTCAAGCTTATCTGTCGGAGTGTTTAACTCCTCAAAGAAGCCTGAATTTAAAACAATAGACTTTCTTTGTGTCATCTTTTACTCTCTAGTAGTGAACTAAATTGATCTCTAGTACTACTTAATATGTTTATCTTAGCAGAGGTTAAAGTTCTACTCATCAGCAGTCCTAGTTGAAGGAAATTGTCTAACATTACCTGGCCAAATAATGCGTACTGCACCACCACCACCATCTCCTGAAGATTGTGAGCAACCACCTCCTCCTCCATACAGTCCACCACCACCACCTTGATTAACTCCATCAGTGGTATTTGATTGCCCTGTAGCACCTGCTATTCCAGCAGAACCTCCTCCACCACCTGTACCAACATTGGTGCCTGATGCACCTCTGGCACCACTTGCACCTTCGCCATAAATACCAACGCCGCCGCCGCCGCCAGCTCCATTATCTCCACTTGTAGAAGCTCCACCGCCGCCGCCGCCTGCTCCGCCTGCGCCTGCACTACCTCCATTACCTACATTATTTGCACCGTTCCCACCATCACCTGAGTAACCACCAGCACCGCCGCCTCCTCCAGAACCGCCGCCGTTAAATGCAATAGTGCCGCCGCCTCCAGTACCGCCTCCATCTCCAATAAAATCTCCTCCTATACTTGTAGGGTTTCTTTGTTCACCTCCTTCTCCTCCTCCACCTCGACAAGTTACAAGATTTACAAAATAACTGGTGCCGCCATCTTGACCATTGGTTCCTTGGCCACCTCCATTTCCTCCACCGCCGACTCTAATCGTAATTACATCCCCAGGAGTCACTGCATAATTATTGATATAACCTAATCCACCACCTGCACCACCTTGAAGTCCAAGAGTCCAATTACCGCCGCCGCCACCGCCGCCAACACAGACAACAGAAACACTGGTCACGCCCAATGGAACAGTCCAAGACTGTAAGCCGGGAGTAGTAAACTCAGATTGTCCAATTAATGTAGGAGGATCAATACGTATTGGTGGTTCAATCTGTACTGCAAGTTCTCCAGTTGATACTGCTTCTCCTACACGCACAAGATAATCTGCACCACCTGCAACTGTTGGAGGTGTAGCAGTGATAGAACCTCCTGCGTTGCCTAAGTAATAAATCCGACCAGGAGATAAACCAGAGGTAGGAAAAATACCTGCCATTGCAACATCAACTTCTTCTCCTGCCAGAGCTGAATTTAAAGCAAAACCAATGACATTAGCTTCTTGAAAGTCTCCACTATTTCTTGCATTTTGAACAAGACCACCTGGATACATGCATAATGCAGCTCCTTGTGTAACAGTAGCTGCTGCTATTGCATTAAATTGTGCTACTGCAGGATAAGCCGGAATCGTTGCAATAGTTTCTTTTAAATCAATTAATACCTCAGTCAAACTTTGACTGTTAGGACCGTAAGGTTCGTAAGCTTTTACGTCAGGTATTGTCATTATTAATGTAGCTGAATTGGAGGTTCAATTTGAACTGCTAATTCTGTAGCAGAAGAAGCTTCCCCAACACGTGTTACATAGTGACCTGGAGTGGAGGGCACAACATTTGTAATCTCTCCAGCAGTTGTAGTACTTAAAAAATGGATGTCACTAACAGTTAAAGCACCTGGATGATCTAATAAACCAGCAACAACAACACGAACAGTCCCACCTAAGATTGCATCATCATCAGCAAAGCCAACAACAATAGCTTTTTCTTGCGTATCATTCGCAACTGCTTTACCTACGTGGCCATCAGTATCACGCATATAGACTGCATCACCACTACTAAGGGCTTCAAATGCAGTGGTGTTAAAACCAATACGTTCTGGAGTGAATGTAGGGAAGCCTTCTTTTAAATCAATTAATGCATCAACAAGGCCACGATAATTTGGCTCATACGGTTGCCGAAGCATCGTAAAAGAGTTGGCAACCATAATGTCAACAAGGACAGTTATAGCGCCTTCTATATTAGGCTCGTAGCCAGTTGCCATATAATTTCAAACTCTTTTTATTTATTCTAAATTGTTAAATCCTTTAGAATAAAATTAAAAGGTATAAAAACATAAACATGACACCAGAGGTTATACTGCTAGCAATTACAAGTGCTTTTGGTGCAGTTGTAGGTGTTGCAAAAGCTTTAAACAACTTCAATGAAAAAATGCAACTTAAATTTAATGAGCTAGAAGATAAGATTGATCGTGTAGAAGATGATATGGTTCATGATTATGTTTTAAAACAAGACTTTATTCGTGAAATGACTGGTCTTAATCAAAAGTTAGATCGTATCTGGGAATACATGGTGCGTGATACTAATTAGACTGCATTCCAACTTGCAGTACTGGTGAGATAGATATATAAAGTTGAAACAGATTCATCATAATGAAGCTGCCCGTTAATAGGAGAAACAGGGAAAGAACCATTAGCAACCGACGCCACTGCTTTTGGTTGTAACCAGCTGGTGCCATCATGAATGTTAAGAATTTGACTGCTTGTTGTGTTAAGCCACTGCTCACCTTTGGAGTAGCTGGTAAAACCAGTAGGTGCAGCATTTGGTGCTGTTGAGTCTACATGAACAGGGCCTACTTTAATCAGTCCTTTAGAAGGTGCTGGAGTGCTATCAGCAAAGTATAGGCCAGGATCAGCTGGATTTAAATTAAGAGCAATTTCACCATCACCAATACGAATTGGAAATGGACGATCATTCAGAAGACTAGAACGTCTGCTAAGAATCTGAATTGTCATAATCAGGTATTAATATAAACTCCTGAGTCAACCACAATAACTTGTGGTACAAAAGGATCACTATATGTTTTACAGTCTAACTCACTACTAACAGCAGTTGGTACAGGAACACCATTAAGATAAATACCACCATCAATTTCACCAAATTGGAAATCACTTGTGTAATCAGTTAAAGGCTGATCAATCATTCCAATTTTGGTTGATTGAATAAGTTCTGGATTAATATTAAATACTTTATTCATCATCAATAACATTGTTGTCGTCTTATTTAACTTGACTCCATCTGTTGCAAGTATCACCTGATTAAAGGTAGGACTATTAGGATCAGTATCTAATTTTCTTGACATACTATCTGTCATCATGAAGCTAACAATATTTGCATCAAAGTTACCTGTCTGTTCAGGTTGATTCCTAGCACCTGTTACATCTTTAGCTCCAATCCATGGCATACCATAACCCATCATGGCCATGCGTTCTGCCTGTTGTTTAATTGCATCATTCTCTTTTGTTAGACGCTCATAAAACTTTGTAAGTGCATCACCAATAGGTTGATCATTTGGTTCTAACAACCAAGTATTAACATACTCATGATTTTTTAAGTTTGTTATATTGCAATAACCACTGGTTGTTTGAGCAAAAGGATAGATAATAACAAAGTTATTGTCGTCAATAATCTGACTTATTGTGTACTCTCCACTGATTGCATTGCCACTTGTGAACTCTAAGTTAATACGTGTATTAACACCAAGTCGATGATTCTCTGCAGTAACAGTAATATTTGGACCACCTGTTTGTTCATAGTTTCCAGTTAAGTTGATAGGATCATTACCTTCATCATGAACAACAGACCACATGGCAGCATAAACATGCTTACACCATCTAGTCTGGTAATACATTAAATTAGGTGTTGAATAGTCAGCACCATCTTCATAACTAGGTAATTCATAAAAATTATTTACAGGAACATAACCAAAGTCTTCATAGACACCTGGAAGATCCCTTGTGTTATAAGTTGTAAAAGTATTTTCTGTTTCAGCACCTGTTGCATCTTGGTCTCGACCTAAACGTTGACCTGGTTTTAAACTACTTAAAGGTGTAATAGGAATCTTTCGTTTCCTTGCTTCTTTATAAAAGTTATATTGTTCACGTCTTGCAAAGTCTGGACAAGTACATTGATAGCGAATTTCTGTTGTTAAAAATCGTCCAACTTCAAATCCTCGATGAGCTGGTGTGATTGTCTTTGGTTTATCATCAATTACTTTTGTTCCATAACTATCTTCTCTCTGGAATAGAATTTCGCTTGTTGTAGGATCAGTTCCTGTGACGGTATAACCTACATAATCGTTGTAGTTATAACCTCTAATTCTGCGATTTAAAATGCCAGTGCCACCAGTTGTAGCTGGTGCAACAGATGTAACTGTAAATTGTGTAGGACTTGTAACTGTTACATCATATAAACCAGGAATAGAAACACCACTGGTAAAGATTAATGAAACTTCATTGCCAGTAGAAAGACCATGAACTGCCGTACAGTTCACAGTAATTGTTGTTCCTGTTTGAGAATATGTGAAAAAGATACCAGGATCACGTTCAATAACACGATCTGCTAAACGTTCACCAGCAAAAAAGGTAACTGGTGTAGGAAGAAAGCGTATGCCAACACGCATCTCTGTCCAAACTGGATTATCAAACGTTGTATTTTGTCTTACCTCAACGTTTCCACCAGTTGTAACTGCAGCTGCAGCAGTACAAACAAATGTATTCTGCGTAACAGAATCAATTGTTAAAGTATCATTGAGAGCGGCACCTGAAGTAAAAACAAGATAAACAGACTCACTAGGATAAAAGCCGTGGTCATTGAGTGTTACTGTAATTGTTGTTCCTACTTGATTATAGGTAGCTGCCGTAGGTGCTGTTAAGTAACGAACACTTTGTATAGGTAAACCAAAGTTATAAAAGCTAAAGCTATTCGTATCACGAACACCAACCATTTGCTCTCCAATTTCTGGATTAGAGCTTGGGAATGTAAATATTCGTGCAGGAATAAACACACCAGGAAACTGCTGGAAAGCGCAGTACATCCTGAAATCACCACGTGTATTTCGTTCTGTAGCATTAGTACCGAAGTAGCTTTGAATTATACAATACAAGTCATAGCCACGACGCCATCTTGACCACAAACTGTCATGGTCATAAAAACGTATTCGACTTGTTATTGCATAGTCTTCAGGAGTAAAGTCATAAGGACCATCATCTCCTAATTCATATTTTTTTGAACTCTTCTTTTTCTTTTCATCAAATCCTTTGAAACTAGCATCAAAGGATCCACCAAAGTTTTGTTTCTTACGGGGCATTGATACTTAACGGCTTATCTGGACTACCTGGATAAGAATAATTTACTTCAGGAACACCCATCATTCGCCGCCAATTATTAGCTGCTTTAACAGCTAATTGCCAACTAACTCTATCTTGCTGGTCTTGACCAGTCATCAATAATATCCGCCTTGGACATTAATGTAGAAACCACTGGTCAGTGCAGTAGTACCACTTGCAGCAGCATAAAGTGCAGAACCACGTGGAAGAATTAAACCACGCATTTTTGGTGCGATCTCATTATTAGCACTACCAAAGTTTGCACCAGCATGAGGTACTGGATGATTAATTAAAGGAAGCTTCTCTTTTAATGTCAAGCTATAAGATTGATCTGCAGCAACAGATTCAATGTTTGCAACAAAGAGAGGGAAGAACTGATTGGTACTTGTAATTGTTCCAGTGCTTACTGCATAAAAACAAATATCAATAGGACTACGAACATCAACGTTACCGCTGGTATCTAAACTATCTGCAGCAGTAAGAGTAAATGTTGTGGATGTAATTGAAGTAACTGTTAATGTAGCATCAACAGCAGTACCACTTGTAAAGTTTAAGTAGACACTTTGACCAACTTTTAAATTATGATTAGCAAGTGTAACTGTTAAAACAGTACCAGCTGTACCACTGCTTACACCATCATCACTTTGAACATAAGTGCCAGTTGTTGCAGCACGTGCATCAAGTTCAATGTTTACATCTTTGCTGTAACGAATATAAATTTCATCAATATAAGCACCACCAATTGAAGTATCAGTTAAAGCAGAATCAACGTCAAATACTTTTGTTGCATTACCAATAGCTGTTGGAATCAAGCTAGTAGAGAATAACTGTCCAGACGCAACAGTAAGTAATGTTGTACTTGATGCTGGACGATCCAACATCATTGGTTGCTTGTTAGTAGAAGACGATGCCAATGTACTTACCTTTCTTTAATTGTATTTTAGCGTGATTAAACGTCTAATTGTTTTTGTGCTTTTTTGATTTGTTTCTGACGTTTATGTTCTGATAACCAGAACTGCATATAAAGAACTTCAGCTGGATCAAATTGATCAGGATTCTTTAAAGCTTTCTTTACTATCTTTTTTGTTTTCTTCACGTCTCTTTTTACCGCGTTCTTCTATTTTAACGCGAGCTTTTTTTACTGCTTCTTTACGACGTGAATCATCAGATTCTTTTTCAGATTTAGAATCTTCTTTTTCATTTTCTTTAGAAGCTTTCTTTTTGAAATACTCCAACAGTTGTGGAGGCATTTTACCTTTAGCCATTACGAATACTCTGTAGTTTTACTAAGTGTTGCCATCAAATCCATTGGATTGAATGTTGGAGTCTTAATTTGATAAGGAGAATCAGGACTCATAATTAAATCTGTATATGAACTTAAAAAGTCATCTGTTTTCTTTTTTGATGTAGGAGTTGTAATAAAGATATTAACTGGTAATTGTTGTTGCTGTTGACTGGGAACAGTTTTTGTTGGTTCTGCTACTGTTGTTGTTTGAGTTAAATCTACATTACTAAAACCAAAGTCTTGCATTTGTTGTGGAGTCAATGCAAGAACACCACCTGTTACACCTAGGTGTGCATGAGTACCATGACCTCTTGGTTCATTACCTGGATGAAGTGCTTGTAAATACTGATTGTTAGCACCTTTTAATTGTCCTAATCGTTCTCCTAAATCTTGTGTATAATCTTTCCATCCCATTTTACCACTGGGATCAGTATCTGATTTCCACCAGGTTATATCTAAAGCTTCGTCATGAGGGTGATGTCCTTTCTCACTATGAACACCAGGAGTAACACCACCAAAAGCAGAATGCTCTTTAACAGTCCATCCTTGTTTTTGTAAGGCTTTACCAAAGTCAACTAAAGGGACTTGATACAATCCGCCAACTTGTTGATAGTTAGTCATCATGCATACTTTGTAGTTTTACTGAGTGTTGCCATCAAGTCGAGTGGATTAAATCTTGGCGCTTTGATTTGATAAGGAGAATCAGAACCTCTAATTAAGTTTACATATGAACCTAACAAATCATCTGCTTTTTCTTCTGATGTAGGAGTTGTAATAAAAATATTAACAGGTAATTGTTGTTGTGTAGTAGGTAACTGTGTTTGTTTACTTGGATCTTGTTGAGGTTGTGTTACAGGAAGATCAATATCTCCCAAAGTAGCCTGCGCTGCTTTATAAAGATCTCCACCTACTTTCATGCGAGGTGCAGCACCTCTTACGCTAGTTTGATTAGAATCTTTAGCATCTAAACTACCACCTGGATTGCCGACTAATACAGTAGCGTAGGCTTTTTCAATTCCCATCCCAGGTTTATAACCACGGCTTTGAAAATACTTTTCAACGTAAGGAAGTTGTTCTGCAATAGTCATGTCCTTACTAGGAAGACCAACTTCTTGTCTTGCCCCTGGGCCAAATTGAATTAAACCTCGATAGTTACCTCCTTCTCCTCCCCAAATATTAGGACGAAACCCAGATTCAAGTTGTATTAGTCCACCAAATTCATAAGGGTTTAAACCTAGATTCCTAGACGTTTGTAAGAAAGCTGCTTTATCTTGTGGAGATAAAGTTCCAATTTTTTTACTTGCCATTTTTATTCCCTTTATATTAATTTTATCGCAGCTCTGTTTCAAACATCAGTCTGGTACCAAC